ATACTGCTCATCTTTAGTTAGAATATCTGCAGGACTAATGATTCTATCCAACTTATTGTTAATAAACATAGTAAACATTGAACTAAAGTCTACACCAACAGAACCCTCACCAATCATTTGAATTAACGGTAGGTCATCCTCAAACTTTTCTATAGAACTAATAGCATTAAAGAATGTAGTAATAGATCTTGGATTAACTCTTTGAGTTACCAATTCTGGATGCATCAACATAAAGTTAATACATCTACCATCTATATGTGATTTCTCAGCCCACTTAGCCCATACATCAGAATCATACTTTAACTCTACAGAAATAAACCTAGTCTTTTGAGCTACATCTAGAGAAGTTACATTATAATCTCCATTGTCTGGATTAGTAGTCAAGATAACATGCCAGTTCTTTGGTAGTTTCCAAGAAACATATTCTTGTCTGTCTAAGATCTCCATAGTTGCTTGCATAAATCTTTGGTCAGCACGAGTATAGTCATCTAAGATTAAGAAACCACCTTCACCTTTACCTTGAATCCATTCAGGAGCAGCATGTGACATTCTCTTATCTATAACTCTAAAACCTTTATGTAGTGCTGCATTTACTTGAGCTTCACCAATCCATTTTGTTTTACCTTCTGCATTCTGAATCTGAAATTCTTTTACAGGAAACCCAACCAAGTCACCTAATTCTTCAAGCTGAGATAAATTCAGCTTTACAATATCCATTTGCAATTCTTTACCTAACTGCATAATAGCAGAAGTTTTACCAAGCCCTGCATCACCCTCAATATTAATAGCCACAGGTACTTTACCTTCAGACTGGATATGCTGGTTATTCTTAACCATGTGCTTAATAAAATTCTTTAACTCATCAACATTCAATTGTACTTGGCTCATATTCCTTGTTCTATTAATTCTTCTATATCATTTATACACATACCAACTTCATGGTATTCAGCTCCTCCATCCTCTATCTCACTGAGACATAATGAATAAAAATCCATTATCTCTTCTTTTAATTCAGGATGTTCTTTTACTTTTTGAGTAACAAACTCTACTAAATATTCTACTGTAAACGTCATAACTCTAATTTGATTACTTTACCGGGAAGACTATCATTCATACTTGATCTTTCAGACAAAACCCAAAGAACATTTCCTTTTGGTCTTACATGTGTATAACACTCACCGTCAGTAAAATACACCAAACTTGTATATTTCTTTAGGTTTGCATTAAAATATTCTAGGACAGGATCAAATTCAGTCCCACCTCTACCTTGCACTGCCATTTCAAATTTACCTGTATAAGGTTCAATTGATTTGATCATGGTATCACATTGTACTACAGTAATATCAACACCACATTTGTAGATATGGTAGATTTCAGACATAAACTCACGGAGCTCATCATCACTTACTGAACCTGACGTATCTATGGCTAACAACATGTGTTGTCTCATTTTTACTTTCAGACCTGGATTGTCACTAAATCTACGGTTTTCTTTCCTTCTGATCTTCTTGGTAAATACTTTTGTACTAACACCAGTAAACCTTCTAATGAAACCTCTCCAATCAAATTTAGGTGCAACAATCTCTTCTACAACAATAACTCCTTCTATTTCTCCAGGAACATTACCACGTTTTTTAAGAGTTTGTTCTTTAGCATCAGATAGTAGTTTTTGGAGTTGTTTCTCAATTAGCTTTTGCTCAGCTTCAGTAAGATTTTCAAACTCCTCCCATGTACTATGATCAGGAATATTACCAGATTCAATGTTATCTAGCAATTGATCCATAGGTTCATTTCCACAAGTACCATCTTTGTTCTTTTTATCTTGAAGTTGTTTTAACTGGTCATAATAATATCTAGAGCCAGCTTTTCTTTCAAGATTTAACTCAGCATAATCATCTATATTAATACCACCTTCCGGTAACCAAGATGCTTCAATATACTGATTGATCTCCATGTCCATTGCTACATTAGCAAGTCTTTTATCACTAAACTTAAAATATGTAGTTAAGTGACCAAAAGCAATATGCAATAACTCATGCTTAAGAAGTCCCAACATTTGTAATTCAGAAAGACCAGACCAAAAATCTTCATTAATAGTCAGCTGGTAATTAATACCATTCTTACTTACTCCAGCAGTTGGAACTCTATTATTCCAAACCTTATTTAACATGATAAGAAATATACCATAATAAGGCTCTTTGAGCATAAGATCTTTGCTTGCTTTACTCAAACTATCTTGTCTACTCATCTTTTAAACTAATATTGATTTCAAATTTATTTGTAGGATATCCAATTTGTTCTAATGTGTTAACCATATCTACCACAAAGTTTTCCAGAAATAACTCTATAGAAACTTTAGAGCATTTCATTTCTGTTAATATAGATAAACATTTACCACTTGTTAAAGATGTAGAAGATGTATCAACATGATTTTTCAATATCTCCCAGCATTTAGGAGAACCTTCTTCCCAATAAAGTTTACCAAGTTTTGAATGTTTATATAATACCAAAAGCTCACCAAAATAATTACTCAAATCAGAATTCTCTAGTGACTGAAATGCTATGTGTGCATTATCTTCACCAGCCTTTAACATTTGTAAAAGGTTTTTTGTCTCTTCTTTATTAAAAATCATCAGTCTTCAATTTTTAAAGTTTTAATCATCCATTCTTTAGGTTTGCCAGATTCAATAGCCTCAACCCATTCTTTTGCACTAGGAATATATCCAAAGCAATCTTCTTTAACATGCTGTTCACCAACATATCTTGTATATACAGTTTTTCCTACGGAGTTTACAAAGCTAACTCCAAAGACTCTTTCCAATTCAAATATACCTTCACTGTGATGTCTAAACATTCTATGTTTACTGTGCCCAATCCAACTTTTAGTTTCATCAAACCATTCATGATACTTCATGTACTCTTCAGGTTCTCCACCAAATTTCTTAGAAGAGCTTCTGCTGTGATCCCAAGGATGTGCCATTACATATCATTTTCTATAAAAAGAATCATATGATCTTTAGCTTCACCATATCCTTCTGCTCTAGCATCATCATATAACTCTTCTACTCTTGTTATTATTTCTTGTTTTAACTCATCTGTTAATGTTTGAAGGTCCAAACCTTCAATCCATTCATTAAATTCATCTATATTCATTACTCTACAGATTTTTCTATTAAACTTCCCTCATGCTGGTAGTCTTCTGTTGTATAATATCTAACATGATTATCAATCATATATTTACCAGATGGTACACAAATACTAATATCTCCAAAGCCACCCTCATTATTATACCAATCTTCTATATCTTCTAGAAGTTTTTCATGTGCAAAATTTTCAATTGCTTTATAAGCTATTTCATCAAGATGTGAAAGACTATAGCTTGAACCCCAAATTTCTACATTATCATCTACATCACTTGGACTAGCACAAGGATCAGTTGTATAACATATTTCTTCTATAGCTCCACTATCTCCTGAACCATCATAATGTATTTTAATTCCGGTCACACCAAGATCAGCCAACTTAAATAAGAGGCCTGTCATTTCTATTTCTGTCATAACTATTTGAATTTGTAAAACCTACCTAAAATATTTCCATTTAGGAATTCTTGTTTCTCAAGCACCTCATATACAAATTGGTACTTTGTTTCCTGATATGTTAACTCCATAGCAGAGTAACATATGCGGAGTATCTCCCTCTTAATAGAAGTTCCTGCTTTGTGAGCATCTTTAAGACTTTTGTTACTACTATAGTATTTCATAAAGTCAGGTTTTAGTTCTCTCCTATACTTCTTAAGTCTTTTATCAGTAGTCATAGCCAAAGCTTTTTTACCTAGAGGCTTTTTTACATTAGCAAAGAAATTCTTCTTGCCAACATACATTACAGACTTACCATCTATAATAGCACTCATTATATAAATAAAACCTACGGCTCCTTCTGGAATGTCTAGTTCATTGAACACCTTTCCTTGATATACCCAACTCATAATACTTGTTTTAGTAATGGAAATAACTTATCTCTTACAGTTTCAACACCGTGATCTTTTACAGAATCTGAAAGATCTTTAGACATATCAAGAATAATATTATTTATTCCATACTTTGTCTTATATCTTTCTGCTGCTTTTATTCCTGGCTCATCATTGTCAAATAGAACAATAATCTTAGAATATTTACTTTTAAGTTTACTCATTATAGATTCACCCAACATAGTATTCTCACTGTCAGGAGCAATACATTCTATATTAGAAATACCAAGTTTAATAAAAGCCATCAGATCTTTTAATGAAGATACAATCAATAAATACTTCTTATCATAACTTAATTGATCTAAACCTTGTGTATAGTTCTGGATTTTGATAAACTTCTTATCAGACACCATAGGCATATAGATCTTATACAAAGAACCATCTTCTCTAAAATAACCATAAACATATGGCTTTTGAAATTTAAATGAAATAAGTTTATTATTTACTTCGTTCTTTTCCATAGTAAAATGGCTAAGAGGAGCAACATTATAATCTTCAAGTGTTTTAGATCCGATAGCATATCGCATCCAATATTTTTGATCTAAGTTGTTCCAGTGTCTTATTTCATAATCTACAACTTTAAACTTATCATGCTGTACTATTTCAGGAGACTTAAAGCTTGTATTATTAGCTAAATATTCCTCATAATCATGAATTATTTTTGTTGCAGCATCATTCCTGCTTGTAAGATTAAACAAGTTCTTAACCAATTCAATACCATCTCCTTGGATACCAGAAGAAAAATCTTTAAACTTATATCTATTAGCAGACTCACAGTAAACTATCATTGAAGGAACTTTATCT